CGTTGGTAAGACATCGGGCCTCATCTCCTTGTGCCTGACCATCGCCGGGTTCAAGCTCGAAGGCTCGGACCTCACCACGAAGCGCCCCAGAAAAATTATCTACGTCACCGAGGACATGCACCAAGTGCAGCAGATCCTGTTCGCTATGTGCAAGCACATGGACCTAGATCAACAATTAGTCTCCGACGCGTTCATCATGATGGAAGCAAAAAGGTCCGAGGTCGATGAGCTGCTTCTCCTGTCCCACAACGTGGTGCGCCACACCGTCAACGGCAACCGCCCGTTCATCATCCTAGACACGGCTAACGCAACCTTGGCCCTCGAGAACGAGAACGACAACAGCGAGGCAGGCTCATACATCGCAGCCCTCAAGCAGACTATCTACGTGCAGCTGGACACGCCCATGGCCATCATCGCCCACACCTCAAAGAGCTTCTCTAAGACGGACGAGGACGCGTCGGCCCGGGGAGCCTCCGCCTTCATCGGCGACGTCACCCTGACCTCGATCATGTACATCGATGACCAAGACAACCGGGTCATGAAGCTGCAGAAGACGCGCTACGAGCCAGCGTTCAGAGAAGTCATCTTCACATCCACTTTAATCGAGGAGCCGGTGCTTGACGACTTGAACGAGATCCAGACCGTGCGCTGCCGCATCTCCATACCGCACAGCCTGTCCATCGAGGCCAAGGCCAACAGCAGCATCCAGAAGCAGCTGGACCAAGACCTCGAGAAGATCGACAGGGCCTGCGTACACATCACCGACACGATCAACAAGTTCGGCCCGGTGGCCATCAAGATGGGCAGCGGCGGCGCGAAGAACCCGCCAAAGGAGATAGCCGGCCTGCACCGCATGGTGTGGAACGACGTGTACGCCAACGTGCCGGGCGCGTCCAAGTCGGCTGACACCAGAAGGGCCGTCAGGAACGGCGCCTACGAGCGGTTCGAGATGGAGCCGCACGAGGGCTGGTGCGTGCTCAGGATGCGGCAGAACTTGGTGGCCAGTACCAGCCAAGAGGGGGCCGGGGTGGATTATGACGTGTAACTCTAAAGTTTCAAGGGGTTCAAGGGGTCTTCAAGGGGTTAACCCGTTGAACCCGTTGAGGAGAATCGGGGCGTGTAACACCATATTTTGGGGTGATAACCCCAATATGGTGGTACCGTCTCGCCGTTTTTTGGGTGGGGAATCTTCAATCAAGCATACCCTCCCCATGTTAGGGGGTATGCTTGATTGAAGAGGGGTAAAACGATGGGCTGGGAAGACGACAGGATCACGTGCGACGGCTGCGACAAGTTTATGGTGAAAACGGTCAAGGAGTCGATGCCTGACCATGTAATGGAAAAGTTCATGTTCATGAACCACTCGGGGAACCGCTGGATGTTCCCGATTGTGAAGATCCACGACAAGGTCGCGACGTTGGTCTACAAGCGCAGGACCTGCACGATGGGGACAGGCGTTGGGCCGTTCGCGAAGGGGATGAAGCACCGCTGCGATCACTTCTGTAAAATTGACGCAAAGAGCAACGTCGAGGAGGACGCATGGTGGGACTAACGAGGCGGGCGCAGGTGGAGCACACCGAGCAGGTGCGGCTGGTGCAGCGGGTGCGGGCGTTCTACCCGGATGTGATAATTGCGGCGATACCTAATGGAGGCGCTAGAACGGCTCAGGAGCGTCTGAGGCTGTATGGTGAGGGTGTGCTTGCGGGTATGCCGGATTTGTGCGTCCTGCGCCCATCTAGGGGGTTCTGCGGGCTGTTCGTGGAGATGAAGACGCAGGATGGGGTTGTTGCTGCGGCGTAGATGGATATTGCGATTAGGTTGAACGCGGCGGGGTACTTGTGCCTCATCGCGCGCAGCTGTGATGATGGGTTTGCATTGATCGAGGAGTACTTGGATGACGAAGACAAAGACGGCGACGCACGCACAGACGGTGAGTGAGGTCGCGGACAGGAACGCCAACAGCATCGCGCAGCATCAGGCTCTGAAGGCCGAGGTCTCCAAGTGCTCGAAGGCGATACACGGGCTTGGGGGCGAGCAAGCGGTATGGGATGCGCTGGGTGGTGGGATGACCGTATACGCCTTGGCCGAGAGGCTCGGTGTTTCCACCAGCGCGATAGACCGATGGGTGCAAAGAGGCGGGGAGGCACGCCGCGACAGCTATGCCCGCTCGCGTACGCGAGGCGCGCAGTCGCTGGCCGAGGAGACCATCGCCATCGCTGACGCTGCGACACCGCAGGACGTGCAGGTGGCCAAGCTGCGCATCGACACACGCTGGCGCATGGCCGCTAAGACCGACGCAGAGCAGTTCGGTGACCGTCAGACGCCACTGGTCAACATAGACCTAGGGTCGCTGGCTTTAGACGCGCTACGCCTGCGTGAGGTTGTCAAGCCGGTACACGGGCTTGCCGACGACGACGATCTAGGGTAAACCCGTAAGGGTAAACCCCAGGATCCCGGCCGCCGGGATGGCCGGCAGCCGCCGCCCGACCCCCCCCCGCCCGGCCGACGGCGGGGGGCGGCGTCTACGTAGCTGCCCACAGCTCATCCCCCCATCCCCGAAAAAAAACAACACCCTAAAAAAATTTTTTACATTTATGTCAAATAATGCCTTGACACGCTGTCAAGCCCGCACGATACTAGCTATTCAATAACTTAACGGGAAAACGAAATGACAGTCTACGCATACATCAGGGTCAGCACCACGGAGCAGGTGGACAACACCAGCATGCAGGAGCAGCGCCGCCAGTGCAAGGGCAACGCGATGGCCCATGGCCACAGCATCGACCGCTTCGTGGAGGACGGCGGCGTGAGCGGCGCCGAGCCGTTCATGGAGCGCTTGGAGCGTCACGGGGTCACGCCCGGCAAGGGCGACGTGTTTATCGTGGCCAAGCTGGACCGGTTCAGCCGTGACGCGCGCGACGCGTTGAACGCGATCCACGACATGAAGGCCGTGGGGGCCAAGCTGATCATCAACGGCAACGGCGACGTGACCGACGACAGCAACATCACGGCCCGGCTGATGCTGGAGGTGATGGCGGTGTTTGCTGGCCACGAGCGGCGCGTGATCAAGGGACGCCAGAAGGATGGGCAGGCCGCGAAGAAGGCAGCGGGTGGGCACATCGGCGGGTCGGCGAAGTTTGGCTACGTGATCGAGGGCGCTGGTCGCGCGGCGGTGCTGGTGGCGGACCCGAGGCAGCAGGAGGCCTTGGCGTTTGCGCGGCGCCTGCGCGACGACGGGATGAGCTTCCGCTCGATCGCGTCGGCGATTGACGAGACGTACGCGATCAAGGTATCGCACGAGGCGATCAGGAAGGCGATGCTGGAGGTGGCGGCATGAAGGACGTCTACAACACGGGCAAGGTCTTGATCGGGCTGCACTACCGCCCGAGGCACGGCAGCTACATGGACGACAACAACATCTACTGGCAGGGCGTGCTGCTGGGTAAGCGGCGCAGCCTGCTGCAGCGGCTTATTGACCTTTGGAGGGATGGAGATGAATAACGCAGAGTGGGAGATGATGAAGACAAGCTACTTGGTGCGGCGGGTTCGTGCCGGCGAGGTGCCCGAGGACGTGCGCGAGCCTATCGACTGGCACCGGGAGCTAAACGACGACTACGAGTGGGTCTGGTCAGAGATGCTGGTGCAGCTGTACTGGGTGATGGCCGTCGTGGTGTTGGTCGCGCTGGCGGCTGGATTTATATGGGGGTGGGTACATGCCTAAGCGGGTCACGATACATACACAAGAGACGCTGCTGGCCAAGACCGAGGAGGTCGGCGAGTGCGTGGAGTGGCAGGGATACCGCCAAGAGGGCGTGCCGCTTGTACACCACCGGGGGCTGATGCACTCGGTGCGACGGCTGCTGTGGTCGTGGGCCGGCAAGAGGCTGCGGGAGGGCGACTTCATAACGGCCAAGTGCAAGAACAGGTCCTGCGTGAAGCTGGAGCACATGCGGGCCGTGGACCGCAAGACGATGGTCAAGATCGCCGGCTCGGCGTCGAACAAGTCGGCGGCGAGCAAGGGCCTAAAGATCTCGGCCACCAAGCGCAAGATGTCCAAGCTCACCGAGGAGTCTGTCAGGGAGATCAGGATGTCCAAAGACCCTGCATACATCGAGTGCCTGAAGCACGGCATCGGGCGCAGCACGGTGATCGCCATCCGGGCTAACAGGCTGTGGAAGGACACGTCCATGTTTGGGCAATTGATGCGCTAAAATTGACGCCTATGGCAAAACAAGACAACGTGTTCAAGCAGTTCGTGGAGCGATACCGCGACGACCCCGTGCTGTTCGTGATGGAGGTCCTGGGGGTAGACCCAGACCCGTGGCAGGTGGACTTCTTGCAGGCCATCGCGCGCGGTGACCGCAAGATCTCCGTGCGCTCTGGCCACGGGGTGGGTAAGTCCACCGGGTCGAGCTGGGCCATGCTGTGGTTCTTTATGACCCGCTCACCGGTCAAGGTCGTGGTGACGGCGCCGACAAGCGCGCAGCTGTTCGACGCGATGTTTGCGGAGCTAAAGCGTTGGATCAACGCGCTGCCGCCACCACTGCAAAAGCTAATCGACGTGAAACAGGACCGGGTCGTGTTTAACGCCGCCCCTGACGAGATGTTTATCTCGGCGCGTACGTCTCGGGCCGAGCAGCCAGAGGCGCTGCAGGGCATCCACAGCGAGCACGTGATGCTGGTGGCCGACGAGGCGTCAGGCGTGCCCGAGGCGGTGTTCGAGGCCGCGGCTGGCTCGATGTCTGGCCACAGCGCGGTGACGCTGTTGTTGGGTAACCCGACTAGGTCCAGCGGGTTCTTCTACGACACGCACAACCGGCTCAGTGACGAGTGGACCACGTTTAAGGTGTCGTGCAAAGACTCGCCGCGCGTGAGCGACGACTACGTAAGCGAGATGCTGTCCCGCTACGGCGAGGAGAGCAACGCGTTTCGGATACGCGTGCTGGGCGAGTTCCCCCGCAGCGACGACGACACGATCATCCCTATGGAGCTGCTGGAGGGTGCCAAGACGCGGGACGTCAAGATCAGCGACTTCGCGCCGTTGATCTGGGGTCTGGACGTCGCGCGGTTCGGGTCCGACTGCTCGGCCTTGGCCAAGCGCCGGGGCAATGGTTTATTGGAGCAGGTGCGTGTCTGGCGCAACTTGGACCTGATGCAGCTCACCGGCGCGGTCGTGGCTGAGTACGAGGCGCTGGATGTGAAGGACCGGCCGACCGAGATTTTGGTCGACAGCATCGGGCTGGGGGCTGGGGTTGTTGACCGGCTGCGCGAGCTGAAGCTGCCGGCGCGCGGCATCAATGTCTCGGAGTCGCCAAGTTTTGGCGGCACGTACCGCAATTTGCGTGCAGAATTGTGGGGTAAAGCTAAGGCGTGGCTTGAGCGCAGGGACTGCTTTTTGCCAAACGACGAGCGCCTAATCAACGAACTTGCCACAGTGCGCTATAAATTCAACAGCAGCGGCAAGATGCAGGTCGAGAGCAAGGACGAGATCAGGAAGCGCGGCCTGAAGTCCCCGGACGTCGCCGACGCGTTTGTGCTGACGTTTGCGTCCGACGCGGCCACCGTGTCCTACGGCACGAGCGCCTCTGGCGTCTGGAATAAGCCGCTGCGCAGGAACCTCCCCAGACTTGCATGAAAATGGGACAAT